CGAACATGGTAGCTCCAGTCTCTTCCACAAGGGAACGAAGGTTTGTCATGAGCTTGTCAATAGCTTTACGCTCACCGCCATCCTCATCGGCATCCATGCCAGAGACCACAATGGAGATATGGTCAAGGAAGATACGCTTGCATCCTAGGGACACAATCATGTACCTAAGTTTGCTAAGCAGATTACCTGAATCAAGAGACCCAAAGTGGTCGTACAGGAAGAAGTTTCCGTTCCCAATAGTCTCCGAAAAAGCTCGGCTTCGCTCGTCTTCATCTGCACTTTCAGGATTGAGTATGAGTCGCTTGCTGAGATGAATTGACATGAGTTCCATCCCAGTTTTGCGAGTAGATTCTTCAAGAGCAACAATTCCGCATAGTTCTCCCCTGTGAACGCCAAAGTAGTATTCGAGTTCTCTGAGAATTGTGGACTTGCCCATACCACTTCCACTTGTGAAGACATACAGTTCACCATGTCTAGCTCCTTTAGTTTTGTTCTGAAGAGCAACCCAAGGGTACTCCACAGAATCCTTAAGGTCATCAATGTCGGTTACGCACTTCTCATACAAGTCCGTACCAGCAACAATCCCATCAGGTCTATAAGGCTTGGCATTCCAAACAGCCTGAATAACATCACTGCCTTTGCCCTCAAGTAGGCACTCATTGGGATCTTTCAAAGGAAGGTTAGCAATGAACGCCTTACCTGCAGGCAACACCTTGGCACACTCTTCACAAGCCTTACGACCAGGTTCATCCATGTCAAACATGAGAACCACTTCTTCAAACTTGTCAAGGTACTCAAGGTTATCTTCAATAGCCTTCTTAGCCGCTTGAGCCCCATTAGGGATGCTCACAACAGGCCACTTGTTAGACTGAAGCTGACTCACAGTAAGGCAGTCAATCTCGCCCTCGGTGATCACAATCTTCTTACCAGAAGACCACAACTGAGAACCAAAGAGTCGATTAGAGATCTTGCCAAGGACTGCAAAAGTCTTATCAGGAAACCTAAGTTTCTGACCTACGATGTTACCGTTGTCATCATAGTAGTTGGCTACTTGACAGGGAGTTCCCTTGTAGTAACCCACCATATACTTGAACTTAGAACAGGTGTCCTGACTGATCTTCCTTGCAGTCAGGTAAGACACATCAAGATCATCAAGAGGAATACATTCCTTACACATAGCACTCTCCTTTTTCTTCTGGATTACTTCCCCATCAGCTCTAAAATACGAATTACAAGAAAAACAATACCTATGGCCATCACTAAAGACTCCACAGGCGTCAGAGGAGCCACACTTAGGACAAGGTTCATGATAAAGAAACGTACCCTCTTGATTCATCTTTTAATAACCCAATTTAAAACGAAGGCTCTCCCAACCGTACAGGTTTCTATGGTACCGCATGTCTCCTGCCCAAATACAGGGGTGCTCCATGGGTGACATATGACCTGCGTCAAGGAGCCTTCGTGCCAGCTTCTTGTCCTTGCGTTCGTCAGGACAAGAGCCGTCATGGTTGTTGTAAGACACTCTCGCACAGCGTGCAGAGGAAATAAGCATGAGATCGTTAATGAGGACTTCAGAAGAACTAAACGATTCCATGCAGTGTCTGTCTACTTCCTCTTGGGTGATAAAGGGAAGACTAACATACTTCCCACAAATATGGTAGACACTAATGATAGTATTGCCTACCTTGTCCATCTCACCCTTAATGGCCCTTGCAAGATCCTGCATCTCAGGCTGTGCATCACTGGCAAGCCTAAGATGCAGGAAGTTCTCCCATTCAGTAGCAGTAACAATCACGTTAATGTACTGGAAGGGTTCAAGGATTCTATTGACGTGTTGCTTATGGACACCAAGAGCAACCATGGATTCCGCAACAGCTACTGCATTGTCTACAGCTTTAAGCCATAGATCCTTAAAAGACTTATAGGTATCCTCAGAAGCCTCAACAGTACCAACCATGCCAGATTGATTCATGTAGACGTTAGAAGGGATAAAGGGGTCATTGCGCACCTGTTGGATAACCTTAGCTACAGGGATTGCACGGGAGCTACTAGCATTGCGACTGAAGACCCTGTGGGTCATGAATTCACTATGGATCATCCTAGGATACCTAAGGACGAACGTATAGAGATTATCCTGATGGCAGATGCAAAGGGCTTCGCTTTCCCCAACTTTAGTAGTCATTATCTTCCTCATCATAGTCGTCATCTTCATCCTCATCGTCTTCATCATCAAGGGACTCAAGATATTCCTGGTACTCGTCTTCCCAACGAGCTTCCCAATCAGATTCCATTCGATCAAGTTCCTTCTGAGTCTGCATAATTGCCTCTCTTTTAAAAAAATAAATGGTACCCTAGGAGGGAATCGAACCCTCACGAGCCTTGCTTCTCCACTGATTCTAATTCAGTTGCGTATACCATTTCGCCACTAGGGTATTTTTCTGTGGGGTAACCGTTGCCCCTTCGGATCTATTTCGGTAGACATCCTATTCGGGAGCTACCCGACCTCCTAAGAGCCGCAGGACTTCCTCACTTCTCCTATGATGAGAGGAGTACAATCAAACAGCGTATTTGGTCTCTCCTACAGGATTCGAACCTGTGACCGTATGCTTAGAAGGCATATGCTCTATCCAACTGAGCTAAGGAGAGTTTTGTTCTTTGTGAATGTTGATTATTGCTTCAAGTCGTCTATTGGTGTCTCTGAGTATCTTAACACCTTCCCCGTGTAGTTCTGCACCTTCTGACAGTAGGTTTCTACACTGGATGATTGACTCTGCATAAGCTCTATCGGTATGTTGCATGATGGCTTTGTTTCCTGCATTGATGTTGTACTGCAGGCGGTTAATCCGCTTATCAATAGCAGATTGCACAGCATCAGCGGTAGCCATGTCTTTAAGAAGTAAGTTAATCGTCGCATCCTTTCTTTCCTGTAGAGACTTTAGTTCCGTTAAGTGAGTCCGTTGTTCCTCTAGGAGAATCTCTTGATTTCTTTTTTCCTCAATAGATTCACCTAGAGCCAGTCCTAGAATGAATGCAAGGATAACCATAAGAGCTTTCACATACTGCATACTCTCTCCCTAGGAGTATTGATTTTATTCAATACGGACAACATCCCCTTCTTCAGGGTCTCCATTAAAGTCCTTAAAGACACCCTTGGAGAAGACTACCTTACTCCAGAACGCCTCAGTATTTTCATACCTAGCAAACTTAGCGCCCTTATACCATCCCTTAACATCAAAGCAAGGGCAGTCTTTGTTGACGCCTGCAAAATCTCTGTGACCAAGCACAACGACTTCATCTTTATAGTAACCTCTAAGGTAATCCAGTAGACACTTAAGAGACTCCTTCTGCTCCTCTGTAAAGTTGTCTACAGACTTGCCCTTAGCATCCACACCACCAATGAGGCAGATACCAACAGAACAGCTGTTGTAACCCTTTACATGGGAACCAATGGCCTCTAGGGGCCTGCCTCTCTGGATGGTACCGTCAGTAAGAATTACAAAATGATAACCGATACCCAACCACCCCTGCTGTCTGTGCATCTGGTCAATGGTTTTCCACGTAAAAGATGGCACATTCTGAGTGGCAGAGCAGTGAACGACAAGATATTTAGTAGTCTCTCTATTCTTATAAGAGACAAAAGATTTATGCTCCTCAATCTTTGGAGCCTTGAAAGAAACCATATTTTAATTAACCTTTATTAAAAAGAATACCTTCAGGGATTACCTTGGGATCCTCTTTGATCCATTCAAGGGGGATTGTTTTGTCTGAATACTTGATCCCATTCTTTTCACAAAAGGAAGCGTAAGTTGTTTTGCTTCCTTTGTAAATAGGGGTTTTGGATCTACTAAAGACAAATCGAATGTCCAACTCGGGGTGTTGAGCCTTAATTAAAATATGTTTCTTCCTATCTTCAGAATCCCATACACCTTTAGTTTCTATGAGAATCCCATTAGGCAAGACGAAGTCAGGAGTATATTTGTGCTTACTTTCGGGCACAATATACTCCAGATACTTCTCCTCATAATGAGGCTCAATGCCGAAGGCCCTGAGGGAGTCTGAGACTTTCTCCTCAAGGCCACTTCGGTAAGTTCCCCTGTTGTGCATCCTCTTTTTGCTATAGGCCGCACTACGGGTAGTCATTTATTCCTCTTCATGCTCCTTAAGCAGGTTGCTACGAGAAGGGAGCATAACCTTACATTCTTCAGAAAACTCATTGCTATGGATGTCATATACACTACTATGACCATTTACACGAATGAAGTAGTCATCGTCCTGACAACTAAGAATCTGACCAACCAGTAGGTCGGGACGACAGAAGCACTCTGAGGCTTCATAATCACCCTTAAACATGACAAGGACGCAGGCACCCTCAACACCACTAAGATCCTTGCTAAAGAATTCCTCAAGTCTGTAAGGCTTATCGTACTCGACACCTTCTGCGTCTTCAAAGATAAGATCCTCACACTTGACACTGAACGTGAACGAGTAGGGCATCACTTCATAGATGAACTTAGCGTCATAGAAGGCGGTGTTGGCCCTGAAGTAACTCGGGTTAGCACCAGACACGGAGCAATAGAAGTCACTTGGTGCCCTACCTTCTTTTTCAACGTACCAGTTGTAATGCTCAATTGCGGCATTAAGAGCCTTTTCAAGACCTTCGTCAGTAAGGAGGAGGCCGAGCCCGTTACGCAGATTAGAACCGAAAGTAAACTTAGTCATTTAGAAATCTCCAGGAACGTCGTCGTCAACATCTTCAAAGCTCTTATAGGAATCCTCGTGCTCCTCGCCGGTATATCCTTCTTCTTCTTCAAAGCCATAAGAGGACGCAGAGGAATCACCGAACTCATTCAGAGAGATAACCTGAACTGCGAGAAGTCGCAGGGAAAGCCCACAGGTACGCGTAGAGGGCATGTAATACGGGTTGGCACTGAAGCACACCTTGATGACACTGTCTCGACCGATGTTGACATCAAGGGGCTTACCCTTAGAGTCAAACTGGCGGATCTTGACGGTAATCTTAGAACCATCCTTCTTCGTAATGACCGCCTTCTGCTTGAACTTCATCACAATGCGGCCTTCTTCATCCTTTTCATAGATGTCCTGAGTCACCACCTTGCGGCCCTTTGCAATGGCCTGCTTGACGTTGTCGTCATTCTCATAGAAGTCCTCAAGGATTGCTTCGAGCTTAGACACGAGGGCGTTAGTCTTCTCATCATCTTCCATGACAAGATTGACTTTGTAGTCACCCTCAGGATTGAACTTAGTGTCCGGGGTCTTGAGAGCGGGATACTGTGCGAGACCCTTGGGGGTAGTGAAACGATTGTTGTTGATAGACATTTAATTACTTCCTTGTTTGTTGCTAGCGAGCTAGCTGTTTAACCTAGGGAGACTTGGTTACTCTCCCTAGGAGTATTGATTTTATTAGCTGGGGTTTGTTTAACCTAGGGAGGCTTTGTTACTCTCCCTAGGAGTATTGATTTTATTAGCTGGGGTTAGCTAAAGGCGTACATGGACTCCTTGACTCGCTCAAGATCAAGATTTCCCTTTGTGGGAATCTTAGGGAGCTTGTCGACCATCTTAGGAGACAAAAGGTTTTCAATGTGGTCATGAAGATCCTGCAGAACATCATTGTTGCTGTAGGTATCTACAAACACTTCCCTAACGGTCGTGAACATGATGTCACCATGTCCTGCAGGTGCCCCATAGGAGTCATGAATCATCGCAAAGGACTTAACCCCCTTGTCGACACAAGAGCACACAGTAAGCATCAAGTGGGACGCATCCATGCTATGGACATAGTTGGGTGCAATACCCTGCTTCTGCTTTCGAGTGTCAATATCGGGGGTGCTTTCGTACACCACGGGATTGATGGAGGCACCTCCCTCAATCTGACTGTCTTCCTTGAATGGCTCCTTGACTCGAATGGTTCCAGTAGTAAACGTCCTGAGTTGCTTGAGCACAACCTTGTTGTACTTCTGTTTTACAGGGAATCCCGCAGGGGTAATCCAATAGGTAGGCAGGGATTGGCCGTTAATGTCCTTGTCCTGAGCGAGCAAGCCGCTTGCAACCTGAAGCCAACCCATTGCCTCCACAGCTTTCACAACGACACCCTGCAGGGCCTCCCAAATCAGTCCAGCCATGTACCTAGCGGACTGGCTAGGACGACTAAAGGCCGTGGGATTCTTTGCAAGAGCGGGGTAAATAGTATCTTCCAACACCTGCTCAGCAAAACCAAATTTACTAGAGCCATAGCAAAGGGTCATGGTGCTTCGCTTAGTCACCTTACGGGTAACGCCGTGCTTGAGCCATTCCGTGGCCATACTGCGGGTACCCTTCTTAAGGTAATCGTCACCGTCCTCAGTTTTAGCCATAGTGTCATCGGTGCCGTTGTCATAGTCCTTTTTGAGGAGTTCAGTGACCTTGTTAGCAACGATGCCATAGATGTCGTGCACCTTGTCGTCAGGCATGAGGTTGACGGCTTCTCCACCAACTTCATCCCGAAGCATCGCAGAGAAATGCTGTAAGCCAGAGCAGGAGCCATCGAATGCAATCGGGAGGTGAGACACATACGAGTCGCCCTTATCCAGATAGTCCGCCCATTCAAAGCAGAACGCAAGGAATTCCCAAGGGGAATCCGTCTCAGTCCATCGGAGATCCTGCAAGGGATCCTTGGCAATCGACAGAATCATTTCGGTGTTGCTATAGACCCATGCAATACGCTCTTCAAAGGGTTTCTTGTCAAGGCCGTAGCAGTTTGCACCCTGAAAGGCCAGCCACGTGTGCCCATTCTCTCCCAGAGGCACCCCTTCGGCAAACTCAATGAGAGCTTTAGTAAAGTCATTGCCCTGCGGACTCAACTGAGTCAATGGGTAGACACGGCCACGGAAGTCCAAATTATGGGGGAAATAGATTTCCATGTCGTCCTTGTAGGTGTTAGCCAGTGCGAGGACACCATTGACAAGGTAACGCTTGCTCTTACGCTTATTGTCGTCCTGATAGTAGTGCACCATAGCACTACGCCAATCACGTTGTACCTCCTCGTTAGTGTCTGCCTCTACAGGCCTCATAGGCGGCTCTGCAGGGGTCGCAGAGGGCATCTCAAGGCCCTCAGGAATGTGAGCCCATGAGCACACCTCATTGGCCACGTCAAGCACCCTACGGTTGATTCGCCAAGCCGTAGACTGGATGGCATTGACAGCCTTATAGACGTTGGGCATGTCAACCTCATCGTAGAGCTGTGCACACTCCTTAGAGGGCATTCTGACGAGCTGGATAGGTTTCTTAAGGTTGATAAGGTAACCACCATCAAAAGGGGTAGTCCACGGCTTAGGCGGGATCACCATGGGCCTATTTTGGAACATGAGACTAGCAGTCTCCTTATCCTCGTGCTCCAAATACGTCAACACATCAGGGTCAAGACAGAAAATGTAATGTACGTTTTTGTTGTCACTCATGGTTTTCTCAAGGGCGCCTAGACCGGTAGACACGATGAAAATGTCTACCAACTTAAGACCTACTTGAACCCTGTTAGCATTACCCCACTTGTTCCATCTCTTGAGTCTCTTTTCGTCTGCTAGGAGCTTTTCTTTGTTTTCGACATAGCGCTTTTTGAACTGCATGGAAATACGCTTATCAAGCCCTGCATTGAACCTGCTAAGCTCTTTCTTATCCATGGTGCTCACTACCATCTTGAATCGAAGTTCATCCTCAATAGCTTCACCAATTGCAGAGGACAATTTGGTTAAAGACACGATTCCAAGGGAATTTTCAATGATGGTTCTAATGGATATGAATGCGATTTCTTCGGACGACAAGGACCGAATGAGGGATGCCATCACATGACGCTTACCGGGCTTTCCAGTATCAACATCCTTGAACCATTTATCAAGGGCCTTAGTCATGACAGGGATGGCTTCACTGATAAGGACTCTAGAGGCACCCATATTGCCAAGAGCACCGCTTTCAATGGCCTTATTACGCTTAGACATGAAAGCATTGAAGGCATTTTCCTTGCTTTCAAGTTCTAATTCAATTTCCCTGTCTACACGGGCTTTGCCGTATTTAAGACAAAGCCCATCATATTCATTTTCACCATCAATTCTAAAACTATTCAATTTATCATAAGACATAGGGGTTACCTTTAGTTATATCTATAGATCTTTTATACTCTTTTATATAGGGTTATATAGGTGATGATGTAGGATATTACCCATAGTTAAACTATAGACCCCTGTGGTTTCCTTAGGTTTCCTTAGGAGTCTATAGCCTCTTTCACACTCTCCCTAGGAGTATGGATTTTATTAAATCCTCGTGTCTACTCTAACCATTGATTTTACCTTTTTCGATGTACTCACCGTTGACCTCGATGGTACCGAATTCTTCGAAAGTAAACAGCCAGTCGGAATATGTCAGATATTTGTTTCTGTCTTTCTCTGCGGATTCACCCTCTTTGCGTCCTGCTCTGAACGCATATTTAATCATATTGCCCTTAAGGAATCCAATGAATTCCTCATGAGATAATACATTGAGCATCAATTCAATAGGCTGGACAGCTCCCATGTAATGGGTACTAGTTTCAGGCTTTCCACTGTTAATTTCTTCCATTTTGTCTCCTTTAGTAATAGATTCCCATAAGTTTGCAAATAAAGACAAACAGGGGAAAGATTCCAAGAATGATTGCAATTCCAATGAATACAATCAGGTATTCTTTAAGATTAAGCATTCTTTTCAATCTCCTTAATGTGGTTATTCCACATGGTCAAAACTACATTCATAACGGAACCGTGCATTGAAGCATTTCCAATGAGTTCCATAGAGCCCCCTTTCTTGAACTTGTACAACTTGCCCTCTACATCCTCACCACCTGAATATTTACCGGTGAAAGTGTAGATAGACTCGCAGTCCGTAAAGGTGACTGCATACGCCCCATCCTTCCAGCGATAGAAGAGAATAGAGGCTACGTCAGAGCGTTCGATGATGGTGGTGGTGCGAGTATACATGTTATCTCCTATGGACGCCCCTAGGGCTTTCTATGGCTTTCCTAGGGGCATTGTTTATGGTTAGTGTTAGGCTCTCTTGATCTGGATTACCCTACGGGCCTTTCCTTTGCTCTGACCATGGACTTCAAAGATTACCACGGCCTCCCTGTCTCGTGAGCAAAGACGGCATTCCTTGCAGGTGATTCCCTTTGTTTGTGCGGGGCACTGAACTGCGGGGATGCCTTTAGCCTTGAGGGCCGCAATGTCCGCCTCAGGATAGATGCTCGTGAGGACTACATTGAGACCGTATTCCTTTTCGGTGATGGCTTCGTCGACAGTCTCACATGAAATGTTGACAAGCATGTAGTCCTGCATCAGTCTCATGGAACCCCTGTCATAGAAGTCGTAGTCACAATGGGTATACGTGAAGGCCTTGATGTGCTTAGAGGAGCCCGCAACCTTCAGCCGATAGTTGGCCGTCATAATGGCAGACACAATACTAAGATAGCTTGCAAGGTCAAACTTATCCGTACCAACTACAGCCATATCACCCGCAATGTTGTGCCTGAAAAGCACTTCGTTTCTGTCTCCTTTGTCCAACCACAGGGCACCCGTGAGGGCATTCGCCAAGTCATCCTGACAGCCAATGAATCGGTTGTCTTCACGATTGTCTGCCCTCTCCCACACCTTAGAGGTGCGGATATTCTTTGCATAGCAACTGCCGTCCTTGAAGGGGCAGGAGACAGGACAGGAGGACGGAGACGAATAGGACTGGATGATATTTCATGTCTTGGCATTCTGGGACTCGGGAAGAAGAATCATATTGATCATTTTGGGTTTCCTTTAGGGGATGGATTTTAGAAAAGCCAGATACGGACACATTCGGCGAATGTGCCTGTGATTTCGTCTTTGCAGAAGATCGGGTTAATCGTCCCATCTTCCTCTTCGTCTACGATTATAGCACGCCCGTCAACTACCGTTTCCTCAAACTGGGAGACGAGAGACGCCTCACCACAACTATCGGGATCCTCCGGATCAAGGATGCCAGTGTAGTCACCATTGATGAGGGCGGGCAGGCTCCACTCCGCCACCATGTACGACGGACATGCGTCCAACAGCTTGCGTACTTGTGCATTCATCTTCAATACTCCTTGCTAGGTTACTAGCCTTGTTGTGGAGGCTAGAGGGATACCATGGGCACCCCCTAGCCCCTTATGGTTTACCATCCCTCAGGACTCGTTAGAGATTGTACCACACAATCCCGAGGGTTACAAGGGTGATGATCATGTTAATCATCACAACACCCCTCAAGAGCTCGACGGTGTCCTTAAGATCGGTGTCATCCTCAACGATGTCCTGTTCGACCGGAGCCTCGACCTTAGCGGGTTCATTGCGGGCCGCGACACCATTCACAACCTCATTGAATTCGGCGAGCATCTCAAGGAGCTCATTGATGATCGTGGAGCTCTTGAAGAACTCAACACGGCCACCATTGGCGCTACGGGCCTGAATGGTTTCGACCTTACCGTTCAGGAATTCCACCGTGAACTTGCGGGCAACCTGATGATTGCGACGACGGTCCGTGTAGTTGTACTGGACACGGACTCGACCGTAGCCGAGAGACTCCCATCGGAAATCACGGGCGAGATTGCCAGAGGGCAGGGTGATGATGTGAGAGGATCGAACAATCATGATGTACTCCTTTAAGTGGTGCTAGCTCCTGCTAGCTGTGGTGCTAGTTGTGGTGAACGTTTTGTTGTTCTCCATGCCCTGAACTTTAAAGCACCCAAAGACACCTGTCAAGGCCCATCGTGAAAAATACCATAAACATGGTATCCCCACTCAGTGTCTCAGCCCTCTCTCTATATAGAGGCTAGCTCGCTAGCAGAGGGGCCCTGTGGTGTCCTGTGCTAGCTCATGCTAGCTGTGGAGAGCTGTGGGCTACCTAAAGGAGTACCAAAGGGTACAAAGCACAGATAATGTCACCCAAAGGCAAACAATTGATCCACATCAAACCCCATATTGACCCAAATCAACCCTATGGACAACCTATGGACAACCTATGGACAACCTGTGGATAACCTGTGGATAACCTGTGGATAACTCAAAAAAACACTGATAAACTATCCAGTATACCAAAAGAACCCTGAGGATGTCAATAGGGACAAACACCACTTGACAGCCACTGCTATCTGTGGTATAATCCAAGACCCCGAAGGACACAGCGGGCACCTGAGGGCACCCACAGGCACCCCCACGGGGGCACACACGCACGTGAACTCGTTAAGTGTGGGCTCACAAATTTTGTCAATTTTTATGATCCCCTTAGTTACCTGTGGATAACTCTGTGTATAACCTGTGGACAACCTGTGGATAACTTTTAAATAAAACCCCTCAGGAACCCGTAAGGGAACCTAAGGGGGAACTGGAAGTAATTACAACTTACAAGCTAGTCACAAGAGTACGTAGAAGAGCATCAACAGTAGACACATCCCCATTAATCAAAGACATTATAAAGAGGATGATGATAATGATGATTTTGATGGTGATGAATACTTTATTTTTGGTGTTATTGGTATTATTCATTGAGGTCATTCCCATAAGGGTCTATAGGCACCTAAGGATTCCCATAAGGGTCTATGGACTCCCATAAGGGTCTATAGATCCCCATAAGGGTCTATAGGCACCTAAGGACTTTCTTAAGATTCCATCACCACTGATACCTTTTGCTTTTGATACTTTTAATTCTAACAAAAAAGGTTGACTAGAAAAGACCTATATGTATATCTATATATGTCTTTTCTAGCCCCCCTAGGAGTATGGATTATATTCTGAAATAGCCTATTTTCTCTATTACATTGACTTTATTATTTACTGAACATGTGTTCAATACTAATAAAGCATATTTCAGGAATCATCTCTTAAACGTGTAGCCTGTATCCTTATATCTGTCTACACCCTTAGAGGTGTCCTTAGGGCTGTGTTTATCTTCAGTAACCAGCACACCCCCGATATTGGACGTATAGAATCCATATAGGGACTCCATAGACTCCTCTAGCCATTCTTCGGTTAGTTCTTTAATACCTTCATCAGCATCTATGCCCATGAAGTCCACAAGGTATTTAACTCCGATTGCCAGAGCATCGAGACGGTCATCATGAATAAGGGCACCCCTATCAACAGTGATACGAGTGAGCTGATAGAAACAAGCATATTTGTAGTCAGATTCGGGTACAGTAGAGTAGTCATTCCTGATGCACTCAGGCGTGACACACATTTTATGGTTAGAGATTACAGGTTCAAGAGTGTCGATGATTCGGAGTTCTTTTTGTCCCGTAGACTTAACTTCAGTAACACCACAGTTACTATAGGTTTTCTTAAGTACGGGTTCAAATAGTTTGATGTACATCCCGTCACCGAAGTTTCCTTCAATGACTACTTCATTGACTTTGTACTTCTTAGCTACCTTAGCTAGCTTATTGAGGACTACATCAGAGTAGCCTCCCAATAGACCTCCCACTTCCATGACGTAGATATACCCGTTTAGGTAGTAGAGAACAGCATAACCTGTTTCGTCTTTACCACGCCCTGAGGGGTCAACGCATAGGATCTTATGTGCATACGGGACTACTTCATTGGATGAGGTATGATAGTAGAAGTAAGAGTCTCCCTTAAGGCCCATCGTGGGACACTCATCAACTGGAACCCTCTTAGAAGGCTCAGGGAGCCACGTGAGCTTCATTGGGGCCTCGTCTAAGGGGAACATACCTACGATGAGGTCACGAAGCCGTAGAGGGTATTTATCAGCGTCTGAGAGGGTCGTATCGAGCATGAACTGCAGAGCGAAGCCTGCCTTACGATAAGATAGTTCACGCTTCTGTAGATCCTCTTCAGAGAACCTAAGGGGGTCTGTAGGTTTACCTGCCCAATGCTTAGGATCCTTGTCGTACTTGTCAGCAATGATAGAGGCCAATCTATCGCCATAGGAGGCTCTATGAGAGTCATCATAGGGGTACCTAGCGGGATAGATTACAGCCGTGTATCCGCGCTCCTGTAGCTCGTTATAGAGGCTCATTTCATTCTGAGGGGTGCCCAGATAGATGATCTTTTTATCTGCACCAGGCTTTAGGACAGCGTCGAACTCTTTGACGAGCTCGAATAGCTGATCTCTAAGAACCTGAGTGAATGAATTAGATGGAACTTCCACCTTTATGTTAAGGCAAGGTCGTTAGCCTTACCCCATCGTCTCTTTAGAGAATCCGCTACGTTTTCAGTAGCAGAAACAAACTTACAATGATCCCTAGAATAGATCTTGCAGTTACCCTTCTTAATGTCCTTATCAAGGTGCATGCTAGAGTCCTTTTCCCACTCTTCATATCCTTCTACCTCATGGATAGTATTCAAGAAAGTGGTGAAGTTATGCCATCTAGGATCTACTACACAGCCTACATAGCTAGAGCGAGGTCCATAGTTACCGTATGCTCTCTTCAGCATGTTAGCCCACAGGTCATAGATCTTACGGATGATACTGTTAGATCCTCTAGCAGGGATTCTAATAGGAGAACCCATGAAGCCCACACCGTAAACAGTAGGTTCCATAAAGTCCTCAAACTTTCCTGCCTTAATGTTTCCGGTTTGAACATCTATGACTGTGCCAGTCTTAACAAACTGGATTACAGCTCTAGGATTCTTAACTTTACCGTTCGGGAGTTTCTGCTTCTTAGTTCTAGACAGGATCTTAATAAGACCCTTAGGAGTTTCGTAAGTTTTGTTAATTTCGTACATAGTTATGTTCCTTATAATTGACGATGCTTCATATCTCTATGAAGACCAGACTATATCTTATACCAAAAGGTATCCCCATTTTTCGAGTCACTTGACCCTACATAATAGTCGTTACACCTGCTATAAAGCTCGGCTCGGTATTGTCTTTCCTAGTTAGGACTGAGTTCCACCGAATTTAAGGGGTTTAGAGACGACATGGTTAAAGTTTATCGTCTGCGACAATGATGTCTGCACGGGAACCCGTTAGCTGGCCCTTAATACCCACAGACTTAACCGAAGGTGAATGGTCGGGTTTGGCAGGGCCAACGTCGAAGAGGTTCTGAGTATCTCTCTGTCCTTCTCTAGCCTTTAAGTGGTTCAAGAAGGGCAGTTCATTAATGATCTTCTTAATAAACGTAGCATTAGCGTCTGCTCGTTCTTTATTAGCAGACACTACCATAATCTTAGTCTGAGGATCTCTCCAGAGACTCCAGACAACGTATGCACACGTAATGAATGACTTGGCTACACCACGGAAACCCATAAGGATCATACGGTCACTAGGGGGGTTCTGGAGTAGCTTTGCAATGTCTACCTGCAGTGTGGTAGGAGAAGGCAAACCGATCGACTTCCAAACCAAAGAGGTAAAGAGAGGGAAGTTCTCATAGTATGGGAGTAGAGCTTTAGCTTCTTTCTCAGTTAACACTCATGTCTCCCCTGTAGGAATTCTCGAAGTTCTCCCTAGTAGCCTTCAGGAGCTTACTGAGTGCATTCTCCTCACCGTCTCCAGCCTTAGGGACACAATCAATACCATTACGTTCAAGCTCCTTAATGATTGCATTGTAGAGCTGTGGAGACCTCTTATCGGGGTTCCTAAGGTCATTAAGCATGTTCTGGAGCATCTCCTCATGGATGTTCCCTAGGAGGCTCTCAAGTCCTTTATAGTCCATTGTTCTTTTCCTTTCTTCTCTTTTCTAACCAAGGTTCTACCCAATACTTTTTAATCATTGTGCAGATACCCACAAAAGTATAGATAATTGTGATGACGTACACCCAATCGCTAAGAGGTAACCCGAGAATCACAGCACTGGATACTGCCAATGAAGGAGCTACCTGTGCTATGTTCTCTGCTAGGTTACCTGATTCCTCATCAAGGGGGTTCATTCTTCGTCAAAGAACTGCTCAAAGTTAGCTTTCTTGAACCCAGTGCCCTTTAGGAGCTTACCGTCTTCTCTGAACTGAGGATTGTAGTTACCATCGCTGTCATAGAACTTACTGGAGTATTCAGACACCAGTTCGTTCATACCCTTTTCAAGGTCGTATCCACAAGCATTGGCGTACTGCACGCATACCCAGATAAGGTCGCACAGCTCCTTCATGTCGTTAGGAGTGTTGGGGCTCTCTTGGACAAACTCCTTGAACTCTTCAACAATACACTTGACATACAGGATTGCGCAATCCTTGTACAGCAGGGAGTCCTTCCCTTGGTCATTTCTACAGTGCGTCTTCTGGAACCAGTTCGAAAGTTCCTTCTGGAGATTTCCGATAAGCACATTGGTTTGATCTTCCATAGTATTCTTCATTTTATTCTTTATCCTATTTCATTAACCTTTCCCTTCTATGCAGTCTTTAATAGATTTGTAGCATAATAGGCAAACAAATACCACTAGACCCACTGCGCCTATATTAAACCCCAGTAGGAGTATGGTTATAGCGCTTTGAACTAGCAATTCCATCACATGCTCTTCCTGTCTTTGATTTCTGCCATCTTAGCATCGTTCATGCGGGAGTTACCGTTGATGTTAGAGTAACCCAAATAACCACATACACGGGAGATGACAGACAGGTTACTAGAACCACAATAGGGGCACGTATTACCCACGTTAAAGCTATGCTGATGACAATCCTCACAGTAAGCCGCATCAAAGTTCACACCCTGATAGAACCCATGAGCCATACCTCGAAGGATCGTGCTCGTGAGAGCCAGCTTATTCTCAGGGTTGTCAATACGGACATACTGGATATGACCCCCCTCAATAAGGTGGAAAAGCTCAAACTCAAGATCTTGCTTTTCAAAGGGAGTAATGTCGGCAGACACATGGATATGGAAGGAATTGGTGAAATAGGACTTGCCCTCAAACTCATCCTTAAGGTTATTCTTTGCACAATACTCATGGTACTGAGTCATCTGAGTGCCGCAAAGGGACTCTGCAGGGGTACCATAGAGTGCATAGAGATATCCGTCTTCCTTCTTAAACTTCTGCACTGCATCATAGATGAACTTAACGACATCCTTAGCCGCCTTCTGTCCCTCAGGAGTCTGCAGATCCTTACCACCAGTAAAGAGGATAGCAAACTCATTCAAGGCAGAGATTCCAAAAGATGCTGTCATATACTTGGTAAGCTCACCTACCTCATCTTCAGGATTAAGGAAGCCCTTATAGAAACCTCCCTGACAAAATGCCATAGGATTCGTGCTAGCCTTAGCATGCTTAATCATATCATAGCGACGTTTAAGGAATTCTCGAATCTGTTCAAGATTCACCATAAGCTCTTCCCAGAAGTTACCTTTAGATGCCTTATAGATCAACGGGAGGTTGAGAGACACCGCACCAATGTTGCACCGACCAACAGACACGTACTCGTTAGTCTCAGGATCTTTCCAAGGAGTGAGGTACGCCCTGCATCCCATCGGATGGATAACACATTGCTTATTAGACGCTCTGTAGGTTCCAGACACAGTGCCATGAGGAGCGTTAAGGGCCAGAAAATCAGGGTACATACACTTACTGGAACATTCAACAGCCTTCTCGAACACATAAGCGTGCTCATCACTGCCATGTTGTTCCCAATCATAGAGATACACGAGCTTAGGGAACACGACCTGTTTACCCCCATGTCCCTTCATTCGGGTATCAAGGATAGTCTCACAAATCATCTCAAGAAACGCCTTGTCATCATCACGGAGATCGTTGCTCCACTCACCAAAGGTAAGCGTAGTGAACGCAAAGTCACCTCTAGAACACGGAACAGTATTGAGTTTCAATTCAAGAGACTGGAAGCCCTGCACAAGTTCACGCTTGAGATCCTGAATAGCCATTGCACATGCTTCATCGAACTCCATATTGCACTGGTCAAAGTATTTCTTAAACGCATGGTCATACGTTTTCTTAGCATACGGGAGGAGCGTCTTGTCAATCTGAGGGATAGTGAACCCACCGAACTGCTGTGCAGTAGCTACAAGGGTGATGTCACCGATCACCTGAAGGGCACTAAGGACACTCGTAGGCTCCGTATAGGTGACATTGGACATGCTAAAACCACCCTTAAGAACAGTAGCCATGTCAAAGAGACAGCAGTTGATGGATCCAAAGATCATGTCTCGAAGGTCATGAATGTAATACTTACCGACCTTAGTAGCCTCTTTCTCTTCTTTAGTAAGGTAGAATTGCTTATACAACTGCTTAGTCAGATAGCCCTTGATAAGTGAACCTTTTGTAGACACAAGGGAACTATCGAAGTTGGCGTTTTCCTTGTCTCCCAAAAGGAGGACAGTGTCTGCCTCATTCTTAACAGCTTCGAAAGCCTTAGCATACGTGTTCTTGTAGTCTCTGAACTCCTTATAAGATTCTCCGATCTTCGGCACATACTTACAAAGAGCTTCAATGACAATAGAGTGGATCTTATCAGTAGGAACCTCGTCATAGTTGCTGTAGACAAGGCTCTCGATGTAGCCCCCAATCTTACCAATGTCATGCTCAGAGTACGTAGCGTTAGCCCTCTGTGCGGCCTTATGTATAGCTACTTTAATCTTATCCCAATCCCATCCTTCGCGGGTACCATCCTTCTTAATTACTTCCAGTTCCATTTAATTCTCTTACTTATTCTTCCAAGTGTCGACTACAATGGCAGGCTTACTAGCTTCATCAAGCTGTAGTCTAGCCTCAACACCCTCATAGAAGACCATATTGGCAATAGTGTTAAACATAAAATCTGCAGACCTCTTTGCAAGAACAGAGCCGTGATTATCAACTCTGAAATAGGATCTAGCAGGGGTAATAATACCAGAGGCAGGGACACTACCAAAGGTAATAGTACAAGACATCTTGTCTCGTTCTGCAAGGACAACGCCGTCTTTCTGAAGTGTGATGACATTACTCACGTTGGTAAAGGCTTGCGTAGCAATAACCTCAGTACCATTCTTCTTAAGCGTAAGGGTAACATTGGTACCCTCAGGAAGCCCAGAGAAACCAACTCTAACGGTAACGTCATATGCCTCATTGGCAGGAGACACCCAATTGAAGCTATTGGCGCTGTCAGAGCAGTTGTTAATGTCCTGAACAATGTACTCCCAAGGGAGATCAAAGGATGCCTTGTTGAGGTCTACAAGATCAACCTCAGTAGACCACACGGATGCAACCTGATGAGCATACTCATTTAGGGTACTAAGACTCACTCTAATGTCATGGTGAGCCGCAGGATCATTGTTATGCTTGTCAACGGTGACGGTGTCTGCAGAAGGTACATCCGAAGAATTAGCATTGGCAAACTGCTTGACTGCTACGATCTCCTGAGGAGTGAGCTGTGAGGGAGTATTCCCCATCAGCTTAGTTGCAACATTGTCATCCTCGCTGTACACGAGGGTATCGAAGGTAACTGTAGGGATCACAGGCTTTGTCGTATAGAAACCCTTTCTAGCTTCATACTCACAGGCACCTACATTACCATCCCAATAAACTTGAATATTCATAATTACTTAGTGATAGGGAACAGTTGGCCAAGACTAAAATTAGTATTGGAGATCTCGGCAGTTACAGTGATATAGACCTTAAAGGTTCTTGTCTTTGTAGCAGACGACTCATCCATATTGATGGTTCTAAACTTCAGCGCATTACTCTTAATCTTTCCCGTAGCATCCGGAACAAGACAAGCCATAACACCATTTCCCTCATTATCTACCCCGCAAATAACATTAACAGACTTAAGGAAAACATACTGATCGTCCCCACAGAGTCCCTTAAGGGAGACCACATGATCAGTCTGACCGAAGCCTCCTACGGGGCCACTAAAGGTGACCTCGTAGGAAGCCATAGCATCAATAGAAACGGCTTTATCAGCTACTACCTGTACGGGAATAAAAGTAATCTTACCGTGCCCATCAGTAAACCCAGTGCCAGTCACAGTAGCGGAAGTGAACTCTTTAGGAATCCAAGAGTCTTCAAGGTTCTCCGTAGGTGAGCCTTCGATATCTGGAATATCAGAGTTCATCAGACAGGGGTTCTGTGTTCCAGTAGTAAAGATATGGTCATTTCTAAAGGTCATTACTTGTTAGCCTTTTCAATACTGAGGAGATAATAAAGAGCCTTAAAGGCATCCTTATACTTTCTAATGTCTTCCGCACTGTGATAAGATTCCTTATTGAGCTTTTCTACAGCCTCAAGGAGCTTATGCTTAGACATAGCCATCACTTCTTCTTCCCATTTTTCATCAATCATCTTTGTATTTCTCCATAATATTAATTAGAGCCTCACCATCAGACTTATCGAACTTAAATCCAAGGTATTCCACAGCACCACTCTTATCGAATGCACTGTTAATGAATCCCCTAGCAACTTCGATGTCTACCTTGTTATTCTCATCGACGATACCAACCTGCTTGAGCATAGGCAGATACTTACCGATGAGGGTATCCGCCTGATGCAGAATCAAGAACGTACTCCCTCCAAGAAGCCACTTCATCGTGGAGGGAGCACTAGGCATCAGTCGAGTATCAACGAACTCAGGGAGAACCTGAGAGAGCTTACTCAAACTGATTTTCATATGCTACTACCTTATGCCGCAGGCGTAGTCGTGGTCGTAGGAGCAACCCAAGAGTTATGCAGAGGCATGGGTGCAGGGCAAATAGCAGAAGCAGGAACAATGGTCTTAGTGATGTTGTTGAGGGTGCCCATCATGCCAGCAATGGTGCCATCAAGGCAACCAAACTTAGCCTGAGTCGTAAGAGCAAGCTCATTGACCTTACCGAGGACAATCTGTTCACGAAGTTCCTGCTTTTCACAGCAACACTTAAGCTCAGCCTGAAGTTTAGCGAGCTCAACACGGTTGTTAGCCGCCTCATCAGACAGAGGCTTAAGATACGCAAAGGTTTCATCACGAAGCCTACGGTTGTCCGTAAGAGACTGCATATAGACTTCCTTAGCATTCTTATCAGAGTAGTTCTCAGCCTTGAGCATACCATTCTCAGCCTGAAGAGCAGAGACCATGTTCTGATTACCACCGCCAAGGAGACCACCAAGGAGACCATTGCCATTAGCGGAGCTATTAAGAACGCCAAGGGCTAGACCCGCAATACCAGTACCAAGAATAGATTAGTAGCTTAGGTTAAACTAGAATGCTCTAAGGCTATAGCTACTGAAAAGCCTAGCATTCTGAGAGGTAATTTAGAGTGCACCTCTCGCGGCACTATAGGTAATCTAAACGAGAACCTTATGGGACCCCCACTTTAGCCAGTCCGATGCTCGGAGTACCTTCAGTGTCCTCACAGAACACTTTGGGTACCACAGGCCACTTGAAGGCTCTAGGGAAACCACTCTGAAGAGTGATGTCCCTAAGAGCCTTTCTGTAGCCCTTAACAACCTCAAGAGTCTCAGGGTCAGCAGGATAGTCAGACATCATGTACCAGTCAGTTTCTGCGATCCTTCTGTCTCTCTCAGCCCTCACTTGCTCCGCCACCTCTTCGTCGGTCGGCTCGGGCACCGCGACGATCTGGAAGCGTCGAACGCCTTCAGCAGGCTCAATCTCTTTGATATAAGCCTTACCGCTATCGTTGCAGAAGACTGCCGCTTCAGGAGGATATTCACCCTCAAAAATCTGTCCAATTTGATAAAGCATTTAAACCTCTTTAATAGCCATACGCAACCCAGCACATTGAAGAAGGTGCGGTATTTGCTCCACCCACCATACTTATTTTAATTGAGGTAGTAGTCTTCGAGAATACCTCCCAAGCAAACCATTGCCCTGACATGCCTGATAAATTTGGTGTGTGTAAAAAAGTATAATCCGTGTTCGAGAATTCCTTATGAAAACTGACAGTACCCGAGTTTCCTTTAAGGATTCCTCCTTGCTCGATCCACCCATCACTAAAAATTCGACGCCATTCAGCACCGCTTTTCCAAATCTCCTTAACATAGACGCTCGACCGTGGGGGCATGTTAGCTTGAATGTTCTCAACGTCTGCCTGTACCTGTGCAACGGCACTCATAACGTTAGACACGTCCACAGAACCAAGGTTCGTCGCCTGTCCCGCAACGACAACACAAATCATCCACCCGTGTGATTCAGGTTGGACGGTAGTTGAGCGACCATAAAGCGACGACGAGCGAGAAGCGTCAATCTTTAACTTGGGCGAATTGCCTCCAGAGCTGTGCCCATAACCATAATTGTCAGAGGTACTCTCGATGCTAAGTGCTCCACCCGTAGCATTTTTGAGAATCTCAGGCCCTCGCGTGTTCCAGTAACCCGTAATATTCGGAAGTCCCGCTTGATGATACGCACTGGCAATAGCCACCTGCATGAAAGGAGCGAACTTCGGCGTCCTGAACGTCTTCGATCCGTCACCTTGTGAGTAGTATGGACAATAACCGCCGTTAGCGGACGCGATACTCTGCCATTCCGCTTCAGTCTTTACCCAACCCTTAGAGGTCGCATAGGTGAAGAAGTCCTTGTAAAGAGCACGATTGTAGGTTGCACCGTTACACTGAATCGCACCATCAGGCGGAGTCTGGAACGGCCACGCAAATAGATGACCGAGCGGGAGGGCACCGACCTTTACATTACCAGAGTCATCAGGTGTAATATCGTTCACACTAAGGACGACTTTAGGCATGTCCGTAATCTGAGACACCGTATGCGTGTGGGCCTTGTTAGCTTTGCCTGCAAGACCAGTGTTAACGTCAATTGTCTTAGCGTACGGTGCAAGTGTGTTACTAAGGTCAGTAATCTGGGCACTTGTGTGAGTATGACTAGATGGGGCCTTTCCTGCCAATGCAGTATCAAGCCCAGTAATCTGTGCCGTAGTGTGCGTATGCGAGAGATTAGCCTTCTTAGCTAACTCAGAAGTAAGAGTGCTACCAAGAACATACACGGAGAGATCAGGAGTACCCGTAACCTCAGTGTACGAAATACTGTTCTTACTAGCCAACGTACCAAGCGTAGGCTTGTTCTTAATGAAAGCCTTAGACTTGACATCAGTCTCAGCCCAGTCGGAATTAATTTGCCCACCAGCCGCACTCTCAGCATAACCCTTAGCGAGATCAGCTTGTCTCTTAGCTTCAGTTTCAGAAGCCTTAGCGTTAGTCGCAGAGGTACCTGCCGCAGTCTTAGAGAGAGCTGCATTGTCCTCAGAGAGCTTAGCCGCCTTGGCACTGTTACTCGCATTAGTAGCCTGAGTCGTAGCAGTACCTGCAGAAGCACTAGCATTCTTAGCACTGGCACCAGCCGCAGTAGCAGACTGGGAAGCACTAGTAGCACTATCTTCAGCCTCAGAAGCCTTAGTAGTAGCTAGAGTAGCCTGTTGAGTTGCTAGACCAACCTGCTCCTTAGCCTTAGCAACCTCTTGGACAGCCAAGGCAACCTGAGCCTTCGCTAGGTTAACCTGTTTAGTACCCTCAGCAGTAACCGCAGATACCTGTTGGTTACCTGTAGTCGTAACTCTAGTAACCTGCTTAGTGCCTTCATTGGTGACAAGTCCAACCTGCTTTCCCCCTTCACTAGTGATTTTACTAATTTCAGTGGTTGCAGTATCAGTAATTGATTTTATCTGCTTGGCGCCTTCAGTCTTGACTTCTGCAAGAGTAGCATTACTTGCATCAGCATTGTCCTTAGCCTTATTAGCATAATACTTAGCAGAGTATTCAGATCCATCAACAGTACCAGTAGTCTTGGTAGCCCAATCCTTAGCCAAGGAAGCACTATCAGAGGCACTCACCTCAGACGCCATAGCGTTGGCTTCAGACTCCTTAGCGTTCCTCTCAGACACCTTAGCTTCATCAGCCTTCTGAGTAGCAATTACAGCATTCTCATAGGCATTGCTCTCAGAGGTCTCAACATTAGTTTGAATCTGTCGAGCCTCTTCGAGGATTGCTTGGTTCTCTGTCATGACGACATCAGCATGCTTAGCCGCAGATACTGCAGTACCCGCAGAAGCCTTAGCGATGACTTCAGACTCCTTAGCATTAACTTCAGAAGCCTTAGAGTTCGTCTCAGAGACCTTAGCGGCATCCCTAGCGGCCTCAGCATCTAGCTTAGCCTGATAGGCACCCTTAGCATCCTCTTTGTAGAACTTAAGGGTGATTGCGTCGTTGTCATCAATAGGATCCCCAACGTTGACAATACGCTTACCCTTAGCATCCCAATTGCCTTCCTTGTCTACAATGAGTGCATCATTGATGATGTCTCTACCTTCTTCAGCAATATGAATAGTCTGAATAGTAGATACATCAAGGTCTTTAGCCTTGAGTACCGAAGCGTCCTTAAAGGACACAATACGGTCAGTAGCAGACGTATATCTGCGAATAATGATTTCAGTACCACTAGCGGGAGCTGTATTGAATCTAATGGTAGTCTTATCTACAAAGAAGTAGTCTTTAGTGGTGTCACCGTAGTCACCCCCAAGTTTCTCTCGGGAGTCTACGGTGACTTTCACAAACTTCTTTGCTAGATAATCAAAGGGCACATTGAAGTCTGTAGTAGACCCATTGCCCTGATAGTTAGCAATAGTAGAAGCCATTTAGTTAATTATCTTCTTGATCTGTAATGTAGTTAACCAAAGATTGCTGAATAAAGGGTGCATTCGGAGTTACAGCTTTCAAACTTCTGCCGAAAGACTTTGCATATCTCTCTCTATCACCTTCTGTATAGTCATCTTCATTTAGGACTCCTGCATTAAACAGGTTTCTAGTGTCCGCCTGAAGATTATAGAGACCTGTAATAGTTTGAGCCGCAGGAATGTTTGCAAGCAAGCTATTGAAATTCAAGTGCTCAGCCTCTTCATCTAGGATATAGCCTTGATCTGCAGTGGACTTAATGCCAGTATTAAACCCTGCAAGAGAAGCAAGCATAGCAGGCATGGCTAGAATACTAGACCTACTCATACCGTTAATGCCAACATTCAGGATAGTAGTCCAATCTGAATCACTTAAATCAGAGACACCGAACACTCGTTCATAATACTTCTCCCTCTGTTCATCATTCATACCCGAAGCAGTAGCAAAGGTCTGACCAAGAGTAGACAAAGTACCAAGGGCACCCGAAACAAGCCAAGTCATAGCTTGACCTGCGGCATCCCCCTCTTCAAACCTAAGGGCACTCTTAGCCAATCTCTTGTTATAAGATCTAATAGCAAAGCTCTTAAACTGAGTAAGCAAGCCAAGAATTGGGGAATTCTTAGAACCTCTCCACATATAGGCATCAGTTAGACTCTGCCTCTGGATAACCTCAGAGGCAACATAGTCTCCTAGTCTACGCATGATGGTCATGCTCTTTACATCGTTTGCAATAATCGAGTCATACACATCAGGCTTTACTATGATCCTACCAAATTTGTCGACCTCAGTAGCCTCCTTAAAAGCCTTAGTGAAATCAGCAAAATCCTTAGTATTGATATTGAGCCTATTAAGGGTCTTACCATCTAGGAAGGCAACCTTCCCTTTCATACCATGAGCATGTCTAGCAAATTGTCCAATAAAGATATCCTGAGCTGTAGACACAATGGTATCTTGGGACTTATTGAGATACTTAGTAAAAGGGGAATTAGTAGCGAGCCATTGAGTGCCCGCAACCAATCTAGCCTTATACTTATCTCCTCCAAACCTATCTAGGTTTCTATCGTAGATCTCAGTCCAAGCTCCTCTTACTCTAACCTCCTTACCGAAGGCCATATCTCGGAACTCATCCCTTTCCTGCTTAGTCATGCCACCCTTAGACCAATCCTTGATCTTGTCAGGCATACCCGGAATGGACTTAAAGAAGAACGAAGCACCAAACTCTTTAATACCCTCAGCGATCTCAAAGTGGTTAAGGGCACCCATAAAGGCATTATGAGTAAATAATGTAAAGTGCCTAAGAGCGTCAGCAACTGCACTACCCCAAGAAGAAGCATCTTCATTGTCCATACCTGATCTACCATAGTAGTCCGAAAGGTAAGCCCTAAAGGCCTTGGCTTGAAGATCTCGATCGTTAACAGAAGTCTCCTTAAGGTACTCCCCTAGTTGCTTATCCATGATGTCTGAGAACTCCTTGAAGCTCTTAACACCAAAGGCGTCATTGAGGCCCATGTCACCAGATATACGCATATTGTATCCGTTCATGGTTTCTACAATGTTTGTCTGAAGCCTACTAATAGAGAACCCATCATTATCCTTAATAGTGAATTTCCAAGGGGTTCGTTCGTGTTGGTAGTTGTGGGGCATGCCTTCACCCTTAGGGTCATTCATAAGACCCTTTTTGATGGCCTCTGATTGATCCACATAGCCCAAGGAATCGTCCCAAGCCTTCTTTTTAACCCAAGCAGTAAAATCCTCCTGATCGGTGGACACCTTAACCTTAGTGTCCTTGGCAGGAGTATCCTTAGCCTTAGCCGCCAGTTCTTCTTCATATCTAGCCCTAAGGAGCTTAGTGTACTCAGGATCCTCAAGAGTTCTAAGGAGTAGCTTGTAGACACGTGCCCGTGCTTTATTTACTTTCTCCCCATAGGAGCCTGTAAATGTATTAAGGAAGTCCGACACCTTGTTCTTGCTAAGCCAGTGACTTTCGAACTTGTCATTAGACACAGCGGATCTAGCAAGGGGCTTACCATATTCGATGTCACCAGTTGCCTTAAGTTTCCTCATAGCATCCGTCTCACCAATCATACCCCTAGATTGAGCCATATCACCCCACTTACCGTAGAATGCACCCATTCGTTCAACGATCTCTTCAAACAGTTCATTACCGTCAAGATCGGTTGTATAACCGTCTCTTCGTCTACGAATCATTTCATCAAGATCATCACGATCCATTCTGGTCGAATCAAGGAGTTTTAGGATGTCGTCTGCTACGATGTCTACATCTCGCTCACCGTTCTTTCTATAGAAGTCTCTAGCTTCCTCAGCTGTACGAGTAGTCTCAGCATTATTGAACTGTTTGAAAGTAGTCCTATCGCCTCTCTCAGTCTTACCTAGAGAGTCCCAAATATTTCTTACAGCTTTGCCAGCACTACCATCAGTTTTTACTTTATCAATGGTACCTTGAACGGTAATTGTAGGGAGTTTCCCCTCAAGGTTCTTAAGAGCACTATTGAATACCTTAGATGCTTTAGTTTCTTTAAAGACGTCATTAACACCCGAGGAGATCTTTTCTGCATACATTCGTGCACGCCTAGACGCATCCCCTAGCTTAGTAGCATCGTCCTTAAACTTAGTTGCTCTAGCGATGCCCTCAATGGATGCACCAAAGGCCATACCTGTGGCCATATCCATAAGAGCATCATTATCATCACCAGAGGAATAGTTATTAAGCTGTCCAGATGCAACACCCATTACGGCGCCGTATCCAATCCTACCAATAGCGCTACTAGAGCCAAAAACAGGCAGTGCGGTAAGAGGATCACCAAACATAGCACCAGTCCCAGATACAAGATTGTTCCAAAGACCTGCTTGTCCCTGAGCATCTCTATACTCCTGTACGCTTTTAATTACTTCAAGGTTACTCTTAAAGTCCTCACTGGAGGAGGCTCCCTTGAGGACTGCTCTATATCTATCTAGATTATAACCTAGTTGCTTAAGAGCATCCCAACGCTCTTCATCTGTTGGGACATAAGTATTTTGAGCAAGACCTTCCTCATACCCGTAAGCCTTTCTGATCTCTACAGCGCCCCACTCATTAGTAAGGCCACCTACAAAACCAACTTCAGGCTTTGGCTTCTTATGTGCTTCTTCGTATTCCTTTTCTTCAGAACCTGTGAGACCTCTAGCGACGACAAACTTATCTGTAAAATAAAGACCGGGGTTAACGGTTTTCCACCCAAGATCTTCTGGAGAAGCATCGGGAAAGATAGGCATTAGTCCTCCTTATTAAGGTATTCTGTATAACCCTTGACGTTATGGACAGTCTTTCTGACTAGCTTATCAACAACACCAAGAGGCTCAACCTTAGTTCTAGATTGTTCATCAATATACTTCATAAAGCCCTCATGAATACTCTTTCTATCCCATCTAGCCAGTAGAGACCTAGTGTCTGCGTCAACAACTTCAAAAGAATCCGTCATAGGATTGTACCCTTTAATGACACCTTCTTTTGCGTCCTTCTTAAGGGTTTTGATTTTATTGGTTACTTCTTCCTCAAACCAATCCCTAGTAGCCTCAGGTCTGACACCTTTAATCATGAAGAGCTTTGCAGGGATCCTAGAGTCGTCAATAGAAATAGTTTCTTTGTCAAGATCCTCTCTGGATCTATCCATAGCGTCCTTTCTAGACATGCCAACATTCATGTAAGCATAAGTCCTGTTAACCATGTAGCTTTGGGAGTACAAATCTCCCTTAGCATCCTTGGCTAGATTGTCGTAGATCCTCTGTTGCTCCTGTCGACCTTCCCTAGTTTCGCCTAGCTTCTTCTGTTGCTTGAGGGCACTCACACATTGGTTATAGGTCATCCCAAGTTGGTTTGCGTTCATCATTGCAAGGAGAACGTCCATATCATAGGAGCCCATACCACCAAAAGCTGTAGCAAACTGCTTAGGGTTAGACACATAAAAGCTATACATCTTATCAAGATAAGCAGGCTTTTCAATACTAGCGGCATTAGAGTTCTCAAGGGATAGAATGTCAGCCTTAATAGCCCTAACAACATTGTTACCTACCTTACTAAGGTAACTAGAGGCAGGGTTATAGCCACCAGTTGGATTACAGGCCATCTCTAGGATGTCATTTTCATTGATTCTCCCATCCTGAACAGCAAACATGAACTCTCTATCAATATGTTCTTTAGTAGTTCCTACGACATTCTCAGGATTAGTCGGGAGACCCCTAAGCATGGACTCAATATAGTAATTCGCGTTGAGTGATCTACCTTCTTCCTTAAGAGCATCAATTGAGTTAGCCGTGTTCTTAGCAATCAAGGCTCTCTGTTGATCCCTAGCGCTTTGTAGTGATCTAGTGAGGTACTCTACTTCAGCACTTACAACACCGCCTGCCCTGTCCTGTGCAAGAGCAAGCTCCTGCTCGATAGAACCTGTATCGCCATTAGCTACCCAATTGTCAACCTTAAGAGCCTGATAAGTCCAAGCTTCAGCATCAGCCTTCCATGCGGCATTACTAGCGGTCTTGAGAGCTTTGTCCCAAGCAACAGCGCCTACCATATCCCTTACAGAGCTCTTACCGTCAAGAAAGTAAGGCTTCCAGTTCTCCAACTGCTGTAGGATATAGACACCATCTTCTCTACCTGCAATGTCCTCAAGAAGTCCAGAGACCATAGTTGCTTTATCTGCAGGGGAATAGTGGGCAAGCTTGGGGTTCTTTTCACCATCAAAGACATCGAGGATAGTGCCTACAACGTAGTTTGCATTCTTAGAGAGGTCATTAACAGCACCCCTAACATCCGCCAAATCAACAAGCTTAGCCTGTTCCACAGACCACTTGTTGTTAGACTGGATGTTCTGCAACAGAATCTTCTGTCTACTTTCAGGACTATCCGCATAGAAACCCTTAGAGAACCAAGAGTCTTCATTAATGTCATACCCAAAGGAGTCTCTAACATCCTCCATGGCCTTACGGACATGCTTGAAATACTCCGCGTCGACTTCTTCAGGGGACTTTCCGTTAAACTCGTTTCTGTTTACTCTATCTTGGAAATCCTGTTCTGCAAGACTAAAAGCCAACTTACCATGTTGGTACTTAAGTCTAGACATAGAGACAGGGTCATACTGGAAGGGAATGTTGTTGTTCTTAACATCCTCTTGGTACTCCTCAAGGGAGTGAGTACGGAGATACTCATCAGCTTGCTTAAAAGCCTTTTCCTTATAGGCGTCTGCTACAGTACCTAGCTTTTTAAAACCTTCAGCAACAGTAGACAACCAATCAACTTCTTCCTGAGGGGGCTTAAGGCGATCCTTAATGTTAACCTGAACACCCTTAGCCTCCCCTAGCTTAGCCATGCCCTGACTAAAATAGCTCCAATTGTAGAACTCTTGCTTAGCAGAGGAAGCCCCTGCACTATTCTTATAAGCCATTAGTAAAAGTAACCTCCTCGTTCTCTAGGTAGTACATTAGAATTATAATAATTAGACCACTGTTGAATGAAGTCAACATAGGGCTTATACTGTTGGTAATTAGCCATTACGTTACCAAGGATGTTACCACCAGTATTGGATGCAATAGAGGCACTAGAGGTTGCACCGCTCATGCCAGTAGATGCAACTGCGCCTGCACCACCAAGGGCCGCCAACGATCCAGTAGAGGCCCCAGTGGAAGCCATGGTAGACGCCCCCAGTGTCGGCACAGTGCTTGCCGAAATGCCATAAGAGGCTAGGAAACTTTCAGCAGTAACAGCTCCCGCACCGCCTGCGGCCCCTGCTCCACCACCAAGGGCTCCTGTAGCAGTAGAGGACATAGCCCCACCAAGAGCACCACCAACGGCACTGCCAATGCCCGCAGTAGCGGCACCCAAAGCGGCACCTGTAGTAACACCCTGGAAGAGCTGTGCATACAGTTTAGAGCCCTTAATAAAGCTATTAGATAGGTTATCCCTAGCTTGCTCTACAGCGTTCTTAGTCTCAATGTAGAGAGCCTCCTTTTGAGACCTAACGTTCCACACATCAACCTCATAGGCTTCCTTTAGAGCAGTCTGCTGTCTAAGATTCGTACCTCTAATAACCTGCCCAAGTTTATCTTGAGTCCTCCCTTCCACACCCGATTCAGCCTGAGCCGCCTCAACTTGTGATTGATTTTGGAAAGCGTTCACCGACATGTTGAAAAGGTTGCCTACAGCAGAGTCATAAAGGGATCGCTCTTGTCTATTCAGAGCGGCTTGATTGTAGTTGTAATTAAGTTGCATGTAATACATCTGCTTCTTAAAAGCCTTAATCTGATTACGATTAGTCTTTGAAGCACCGTATAGAGAACTACCACCACCAACTACTGCACCAACAGCGGCACCAACACCGATTACGACACCACTCATTCTTTAATCAATTCCTTTCTATTAGTTGTTAATAGCATCCACTCTGGAGTAAACTCTTTCTCACATTCCCTTAGGTCAACCTTATCAGTCCTAAAGCACATCGTAATGTGCGTGTCTTCAAGTGCCCTAAAGGCTTGCCTACGACCACTCTCAGCCTGAATGACGTTGTAACCCTTAAGCCTCCCTACAGTATTCCCTAGTGTAACATAGCAATCCCCACTAACAATTACAGTAGTAGGGATCTGGATGAAAGCTCCAATAATAGCTACATCCTTAGGGATAAAACAGGTTCTGTAATACACCCCTTCATAAACAAAGTGTTCAATGGGGATTTCAACTTCATTACAGACACAACTCTCCATAGCATGAATTGCGATGTCACAAAGCATGTTATTCTGCTCAGGAGTTAAGGGTTTCAACTTCATACGCTACTATTCCTTCTAATGTAAAGACCTCCCCAACCGCCTGAAATCAGGTTAATAGGTTGGACATTGTCGGAGCAGACAGTAATGACTACTTCATCATTATTGTCTTGAATTGGGAACTTAAACTTACCCGTGTAAACCTTGTTTGCCCCCAAGATAGTCGGAGATTCACCAAGGTTCCTACCAGTAAACCTATACTTAAAGTGCTTTTCCTTAAGGTCGTTATCAACCTTGCATTCAAATACACCAGAGTTACTATAGTTAAACCAGAAGTACCTAAGCTGTAGCCTACCTTCAATCTCGGAGATAACACCCCCAGTATCCGTATTCCTCTTAATGGCCTGCTTAGAGAGAGTCACGCAGAATTTGTAGGTAAGGCCCACAAACACCTCAACACCCCTCATGTCCCCTTGGAGTCTAAAGACACCATTGGAATCCCAGTCAGTAACCTCAGTAACGTAACCGTCTTTAGTGACAATGAAATACTTATGATCCTTAGTAGACGGGATAGCACCGTAGATGTCATTAAGAGACACCTCAGTGTAATCCTCATAGTCACTGTACTTGTTTGACTGAGGAATCGTGTACTTTTTCTTACGATCCATAAAGAGCCTAGTGGGCTCATCAGAGAAGTCAACGGCATTACCTGTCAGCAAGGCTTTCTCTAGATACAGACCATTCGGAGAGTTGATAAGAAGATAAATCTCTGAGTCAACAAACTCCGCTAGGAGAACCTCAGAATTCTTGTTTGCAAATTCCCACTTGAACCAAGCCTGCTGTTCACTAGTAGCGTTAACAAGAATAAATTTATAACAGTATACGATATTAGGGGTAGTAGAAGAGATAGCCGTAACTACGTTCTCCGTGGTGTTCCCAGAGAGTCTTGTGATGCCCTTAGGGATGTACGTAGGCACATGTGCGGCTACGTCTTCAGCATCCTTTAGGTCAGCTACGTCCTGCAAGGAGTAGTAACGCATCATAGAACAGTAGTTTACTCGATCATTTACAAAGAAGATCGAAGGGCCAATAGAGATAGGCTGGACGTTCGTGTCATAGTCAAAGTTAGTGATTTGGTCACACTTGACACTCTTAGGAGTCATGACGCCATCACTAGACAAGACAAACTGACCTTCACGGGAGAACAACATAAGCTCTCTAGCAAAGGGAACAGCATGAGTCAGGATGGCAACCTTATTCGAGGAGACAGAAACGTCAATAGGGTCAGTGTCTGCAATAGCCGCAGATGACTTAAACCAGAAATTAAAGAAGTCGTTGGTTGCACTAAGGATAATGGATTCATCCGATATTACCCCTAGGCGATTACGGTAGAAGAAGATGTCATTGATCTTCCTACCAATAAACGAAGGATCAGGATTAGTGTCTTCATTACCTGCACCTCTATCAACCCACGGGAGCTTCTTAAGAAGAAAACTTCCATCCTCCTGCCTAACAATAGCATGAGGCATATTCTTAGGGTTAATCTTAGTGGGAATCCTAGGTGCAACAGTTTCCTTCCACACCTTATGTTTGTCATCCCACTTTACATAGAAGTCATCATCTTCTGAATTCTTTTCCCCAGACACCTGCATGATGTAATCCTCAGGTGCAATCGGAGGGAGCTTATTAACAGCCGTAACCTTACCCATGTAGGCAATAGCGTTCTGGTTACCAAAGCCATCCTTAACTAGGACATTGGGAGGATCCCAACCAGACTTAGACTGAATCGTAATAACAGAGTCACCAACGAGGCCTACGGTATAAGAACTCATACTCGCACTAGACCTAGAGTAACCCATAGAGGCTCTACCACCGACCTGATTCAATAGGTCATCATAGGTTCCACCTACGTCAGGATTACCTCCGTCAGGTTTCTTACCTGTATTAAGAAGGGCATACAATGCTCTTGCAATAAAGGCAGTAGTAGTCTGAACAGCTTGCTTAGCTTCAGCACCATCAGGGGTAATAACGCCACACATATACTTGCCATCGACATAAATGGCGTAAGTCTTAGCATACTGGGCATTCTTTATGTACACTAGAGCAGTATCCTTTTTACCCGCAGGTGACGTGCCTTCTACAGCACCAACCTCCTTCTCAGTGTTCAAGACAAAGGTGTAGTCAGCAACAGTAACTGCCTTTAGTTTGCCCCTAGGGTCACTAGTGGTGATGTACTTTTTGGACTCGTCATCTTCAAACTTGCAAGTCTTAGGCACACCATTAAGATCAAAAATCTGGTATTCCCCAGACCCCATCTGGAGAATATACTTTTCCTGTTCGTCTCTATTGATTACATGATACTTCTTCTTTGTAGCATCAACACGGTCGGACAAACGCTTGACTGCAAGAGTCGGAGGTCTCTTTTGGAGACCCTCAACTTCATTAGGGAACCCGTTGATAAGCTCAGTTACCTGATCTGGGAATCTGATGATGTCAGGTTGTTGAGAGACACCACCTTTGAATGAATGAATGCTTTGAGATACTAGAGGCATGTTTAGCTCCTCTGAGTCTGCTGGCTAATGAACTGGTCATCATTGAGGATGTTGTAATTACCATCCGTCAGTTCATAGTCTACAATGTCTGCATAAGCCGCACTCTCTTCCAATTGAAGATGTGCATCAATATCAGCAGAGGTAAGGTACCTCATCTGAAAGACTCTACTGGCTCTAACAGTAATATACTTTCTGAAGACCTGAGGAAGCTCCTCAAAAGGAAGTTCCCTGACAAGTTCATCCAGAGTAATGCCTTCAGGGAACTCTAGAGCCCCTGAATCAAGATCATAAAAATAGCCTTCCCTGCTTACGAACTTATAGCTAGTAGAGACAGCCCTAAGGAAGTCTCTACCATAAGCAACTTTGTTAGTAAAAGAGTCAGGCTTCAAGGTAACACTGGTGAGAGTGTTAAAGCTGTAACCCCTAGACTGGATCTCTTGACTGACAGCCTTAAGGATTCTTACAGCATTCAGAACATCCACATTAGCATCATCCTCAAGAGAATTAACAGGACTAGAGCCTACGGATGACAAAATTTCATTTACTGCATCAAGTTCAGTGCTAGGAGTGACAATCATTATTCTTCCTTGTTGTTATTCTTTTCGACGGTTCTTCGAGGCTTAACAGGCTTTGCAGTTGCACTAAGGAGACCCAGTTTCTGAGCCTCCTCGGGGGTAAGCTGGTACCCCCACTTGTGCACCTGACAGAAGTAAGTAGTCTCGTAAGCCTTCTTTACTTCTTCAATGGTCATCTATTAAACCTGAGCTTCCTTAACAAAGACACCAACGGCTTCGGGACGGAGACCACCGTGACCCATAGCGTACTTAGCAATGATCTGGTCAGCCTGATACTCAGCACGGCGAGCACGTTCCATAGCAAGATCCTTAAGCTTCACCGTACCAACAGCGGAACGATGGAAGACAATACCCTGAAGCTTAGCGGCAGTAAACTTCGTATTGAGCTTATGCTTACCATCAACACCATCGTTGAGGAGGTGCGGGACTTCAATGACTTCAAAGCCGCAAATCGTCTGGAGCTTGCCCGTGTTCGGGTCAAAGAGAGCATGATAGTTAGCGGCATCGGGCATGAGAGCCTTCATCACAGCAGAGTAGCCTTCAGGCGTCAGAAGGCAATATCGGTCACCCTGCGGGACGTAGTTCTTCGTCATCTGAGCACGGGCCGCAAGGAGACCCTCAAGGATCTTATTGCCATACTCAGCTTCCTGCGTAATTTCAAGACCCGTAACGAACTCAAAAGCCTTACCCGTACCGAGAACCTTGTCAGCATCTTCACCATTGTCAGGAATATTACCGTCCTTGAACTTAGCGTCCTTAGCGGCCTCATTGGCAAGTTCATTGATAATAGCACAGTCAGCACCCATAGCGAGAGCTTCGCCGAGCTGACGGGAATACTCGACTCGAACGTCGTAATGGTTCATCGCATCGTCGATATCCGTGATAAGGCAGTCAGCCGTAAGGAGACCGTCGATAGCGATGACACGTTCATTGTGTTCCATCTCCTTACGCTGATCATCAAGGGAGCTACCCGGATCAAGATACTTAGCACGGGTACGGCCCATCACAGCGAACGAAGCACTCTTACCATGCGAGATCGTTCGAACCTGATGACGAGACATCATAACAGAGGTGCGGGAGAAAGCAGTCAGAACTTCACCCGTGAAAACCTTCATAAAGAGTGCATCACGTTCGCCCGCAGAGAGAGCCTGACCAGGATTAGAAATACCAGTAGCAGCAGGAGCAGCCATTTTTAATTATTTTCCTTTTGAAAAATTATAAGATTGTTGTTATTGAATAAAATTAGACGCTAGTGGCCCACATTCTCTGTTCGACCTGTCGGGTGTATTCAGGATCCCTGCCATAGCGCTTATCGCTCATAGCCTCGATCACTTCAGATTTGTTTGCAAACCCCTTAGGACGATTCACAGGAGTGGCCGTACCGCCATGAATAGACTTATTAGCGGTACCCATCTTGGAAGTCATCTTAGACTTCATGCCTTCAAGCATGAGGGAGACAGCTTCCAGATTATTGTTGTCGATTGCTCTGTTAAAGGAGTCAATCGTCTTCTGAGGGAGATTCTTGGATGCCCAATCGACAATACGATTGTACTCCTTAGTACCCCCTACGGAATCATAAACAGCTTCAGTGAAGCGAGATTCAAGAGCCTTTCGACTCTCAATGAAACCCTCGATAACCTCAGAAGGATAACCTGCCTTCTCAAGTTCAGCAACGGTTTCATCAGAGAGCTTACCACTCTCCTGATATTCTCGGACAGCCTTATTGAAGTCAACACCCTTTTCCTTAAGGGAGGTCTTCACGGCATCAATAGCCTTTTCGTGCTTGTCTACTTCTTCCTGAAGATTCTCTTGATCTTCATTTCGATCATGAACAGCCACATCATCAGCGTGGCCTTCAGTTCCATTAGCTTGTTCTTCATTATGTTCTTCCCCCGACTTTTCGTTCTGAAGAAGGGGGTCTCCAATATCAGGGTCAACCTCAATCTGAGTCGTAGAAGACTCCATGATCTCGATACCCTGTGCTTCAGCCTCCTCAGTAAGAGACTGAGGTTCATTAAAGTCATTCATTAGTTATCCTTTAGTTATTCAGGTGCCTGCTGTGCTAGTGTTCTAGCTGTGCTTCATTGACAGCCATCTGTGCACCTGCGTCAATACCCTGTTGCTGGGCGTATTGTTCCATAGCGGCCTGTTGTTCTGCCTGAAGTTCCTCAGGAGTCTTCACTAGACCCGTAGCATCAATATGAGCCGCCGCAAAAATCCTAGTAGCAAGATTACCAACGTTGAGAGCCTGTAGAAACTCAGGGAACTGTTGCATCAACTGCAAAGCCTGAGCTAGATTGTTAAGATCCTGTCCTCTACCAAGAGCATCAATACCCGTGATGATGGAGGGCTCAATCTCTGCAATACTCTCGTCAACCACAGGGAGCAAACCCTGAGATTGCATCTGATTGTAGACGCAGGCAACAAGAGGAAGCTGTAGCTCCTGAGAAAGGAGAGAATAGACACCACCTAGGGTATCCTCTAGCTCACCCGCAACGTACCTAATCTCTTCTGCGGTAACTCTGTCTCTACCCATAGCACCACTCTGGACTGCAGAGTTCAAGAGGAACGCATAAGACAAACGAGACTCAATCTGTTGAGCAGTAGTGAGTACCGTCTGCATGTCCATGCTCTTATTGAGTTGCATGGGAACAACGTCCTCCATACGACCTCTAACAAAAGCACCGTTCGCCGCCTTAGCCAAAGCCCTGATGTTAGTCTGACAAGCAGGAGACACGAGATAGAGAACCTTAGAGGCAATCATGGAGATATCCACAATGCTCTTAGAGAGATTCTCAAGAGAGATAAGGTCGCCAAGGTAATCCTCAACAAAGGATCTACCGTAGTGTTCCCCGTCCTTCTTATTGAATCTAAGGGGAATCCAAGGACTCTTGTTTGCAGGATAAGTCTGTTCACTACCTGCAACAGGTTCACCCTCAATCTCCTGATAGGATTCCCACTGATAGGTGTCTCCACTAGCCACACGGTAAATGTGAGTATAGATGTCTACCTTTTCGTTGATAGTCGGTTCACCAGAATCGGGAAGAACAGACTGCATGGAATCAGGGAGACTCCCACGGGAAACAGTATCCTTAGCAACAATCTGAAGGACATTGCCAATGGTGTCTCTCTGAACAGCGTACTCACGAAGAGTGTAGCACCTCATACCACCTTCAGCAGGGGGAAGGAACAGAAGTGCATTGCCTGCAATGATAAGTTGCTTAATAGCTTCAAACAGAGTCGGTCTAAGAGACTGAGACTCCATGTACTTAATCATCTGTTGTTCCATCATGGACAAACCGTATTCGATATTGTCCTTCAGCTGGTCATCAGCAGACTCATTAAGAGCTACCGTAGACTCCGAGTCCAACCCCAGTCTAAAGAAAGGTTGATTAGGAGGCAACAGAGAAAGAAGAAGTTTAGAGGCAAGATTATTAAGACCCCTAGCACCCACAGAATTGTAAGGAGTGGAATAGTTAGTACCACCATCATCAGACTCCTTAGGAAAGAGCATAGGGATCGTATAGATCGCACACTTCTCTGCTCTCTGTGTGTATGGGTCTCTGTCTGTCGTGAGTTTGTCATAGGTCGTCTTAGCTCCTTCAAGAGGGATATTTCCTGCGGTATGTTCACTAGTTGCCATTCCAACCGTCCCACCCATCATTCAACGATTGATTACCAACCATCATAACCCTCCATGTTAGACAAGGTTACGGCCTGCACCTGCAGACACATCAGCATTCCCTGCCTTCTTAATTCTAAGACCCTTCTTACCCTTACGAAGCTGAACCTTTTCGGTTTCTTCCTTCTTCTCAGCTTCACCCTCAGGGTTCGTAAGCTCAAGCTCAGGAGCAGGCGTAGGAGCCTCAGGGGCACTCTGACCACTGTTGCCTCTACCAGTCACCTTATGGACAACCTTCTTAAAGGCCTTCTTAATACCACTAAAAAGTCCCATTAAATTTCCTTGTAAAAAGTTTTGTACGAAGAGTAACCCAAGTGTTTCTCATAGGTATTTTCCAACATCTTGTTGTTGAGCGTATTAGCATTAGAGAAGGCCAGGAGTCTTACGTTAGTACATGCCCTATTTTCAAGAGCATAAGCCATTGCTCTAGACAACCCCAAACCCTTTTGGAAAGCTACAGTGCACTCTTCATTTAAAAAAGTTACTCCCTCAGGTGCATACCAAGGTCTCCCCCTAGACACTAGGGATGCACCCGAGAGAGCATTTTCTTTGTTATAGAAAACAAGGATGATGAAGTCTTCAAATTCACCACTAATGACACCCTTAAGAAACTTACGCACTACCTTTACGTCAGCATATTTCTTAATGAAAGGGAGGGAGTCAGGGTCATCTTTGATGATCTTCGCACCCTTGTCGATGATCTGTTCTAGGATGTCTCCATCATTAGGTTGCAAGACACCAATCCTAGACACGTTACTTAGGGATGTTAGTCCCTCTGCCAGAACCCACATAGTCAATCCTCAGAGCCTTCTTGCCCTTGTTCTTCTTGTGCTCTGCAGTTTCTTCAGCACCCATTTCAGGAGCCTCAGGTTCGAGCACAGGTTGCTCAATGGCAGGAGCCTGAACCTTAACTTCGGGAGCCTTAGGTTTACTAAAGAGTCCACCCATTAATTATCTCCATTCTGTTTATTGTGTTTATGCCTAAGGTAGGTAACAACCTGTTGAATGCCTAGAAGAGTCTCATTACTCTTTTCATACCAAATCATCTTTCGAATGTCAAAGACATCCTCAAGTTTCTCAATGAGATCCTTAGGAACGTAAGGAAACTCTTCTTCCTCAACAACGTTGTTTTCTTCTACTTCTTTGTTCATGTCTTCCTCCTACCTAGGACTATTGATTTAATTAAAAATAGCCCTAGGGGTATTAGTATTGATTAAAAGGGGTTGTACTTCTTGGGCAAGCCCTCAGATTCACATAAAGGGTAATCTTCATAGTGCAAGATTCTAGCCATTGTTGCCTCTATAATGGCATCCTCTTCAGTAAGACCCTGAGACTTGAAGGCTTTCAAAACCTCAGGCCACCATTCAGAATCAGGATGTCCATTAAGGAGCTTATTGGCTTTCACAGGGCCATAAGTGGGGCATCCCTTATAGCCGTCTGTAACGTCCCCCACTAGTGTCTGATAGCACAGCCATTTCTTGGAGTCCTTCTCAGTGATGTTATGCAAGACATCATTACCGAAATCATAGAAGTAACCGGGGATTGTCTTGAAATCCTTGTCCATAGACACTGCAACACAAATATCTTTATAGACAGGGCTAGTGCAGTAGATACCCACAACATCATCAGCTTCAAGATACTTGACTGTATAAGAAGTGTATGTTTTTTTAATCTTGTCTACAAGACCTTTGTAACAACAAGGTTTACGATTAGATCGCCTATTGGACTTATAGTCAGGATTGTAGGTTTTCCTAAAGTTATCCTCATCGGAGAAACAGAATACATAGGTAATCTCTTCACCAACAAAATGCTTATTCAGCTTCTCATCAATAGCAATAAGCATGTCGGTAAAGTAATCCCATGCGTCATCTACTTCAGCATGACAAGTCCAAAGACCATCCCCCCAGTCGATATCCTTCTGGACAGCAGAGGATGCCTTAAAGGCTAGGATATCACCGTCTACAAAAGCATATCTCATTATTCACAAGCCTTAAGAATAGCATACGCCTTACAAGTGAGCTTCCAATAATTAGTGGCCTCGCTATAGTAATTAAGGCAAGTAATGTGGCCCCTAGAGGCCGCCTCGGCAATCAGCTTTGCATTCTCACGACAGAAGTCCGCCTGAAATTTCGGATTGTTCTGGTCAATATACTTAAGAAAGTTAAGATACTTATTCATTTTCTTTCTGAGGCCCCTCATAGTAAACACTCTCTTCTTCCCAATCAACTTCATAACCAAGACGTTCAAGAATCTCATAAAAGATTTCTTTGTCAGTCCAGTCTTCATAGAGTTTACAGGGATTTGGAACGTGCTTAAAAAGCAGTTTACCGTTCAATCGAACTTCGGCACCGCCTGCGAACCCATAAACGGGATCCGTCTTATAGAGCCACTTAATGTCAACAACACTCTTTTTGTTGGTCTTACACAAAGCCATTACCTCCTTAGGTTCATTCTTCTTAAGAACCCTTTCAATCTCTTCATCAGTCATAGGTCTACGAATCATAACCACTCCTTAGTGACAATCGAACCAGTTGGTACCAATCTTACCTTCGGTGTCCAACTGGCAGTTAAACTTAAAGAACTCCTGAGTTTGCCGCATGGATTCCTGTGCAATCCTTACGCAGTCCTCTGCGATTTCCTTTGTGCGACAGGCAATTTGGGTCTCATCGTGCACCCATGCCATCATGGCAAAATCACCGTCCCAACCGTGCTTGTAGCCTGCTTTACGCATATTCTCCTCAACAAGACACACCCATTTCTTGCAGATAAGGGCACCTGCAGATTGCAACAGGGTATTCAGAGCCGAGTGAGGGCTTCGCACATAAACAACGCGACGATCAAGCCCAAGAATACTGTGAGTAATACTAAGATTACTGTTATCAGGGTGAGCACGTTTCCTCCAAGTTACCTTATTGACTCCTCCGACCCATTCAGAGGATGTAATGAGAGTCCTTTCAATATCTGAACAGAGTTCCTTATAGGCAGGTACTGCATTAAAGAACCTCTCCTTAAGAGCCTTACCGTCCTTTGCAGTGCCGTTGATGACTTCTCCGAGCTTACCGTCGCCACCACCGTACATCATACAGTAGATCATAGTCTTCGCTTGATCTCTTGTAGGCAACCCTGCCATCTTCTGATTATGAGTATGAATGTCACCATTCAAGATCTCATTTACGTATTCCCCATGGTCATAAGGGTAGAGAAAATGAGCAAAGCACCTAAGCTCAAGACCTGAAGCGTCGATGCCCGCCTCATACCATCCAGTAGGGACTCTAAAAAGAGACCTACATTCCTCCCCATAAGGAGAGCGTCCTGCAGGTACCTGTGCAACATTAGGATAAGCATGAGTTGCACGACCAGTGACAGCCCCATTAGGATTAACAGAACCGTGAATGCGAGTGTAACCATCAGGATCCTCCTTCATCAACTTTAGCCACGCATTGTCACCCTCAGCAAGCTGTGCAATACGCTTGTTAATAAGCAAATACTCCAAGATGTCCTCAGTAATGTCAATACCCTTAGCAGTCTTCAGAGTCTCTTCGTCAACCTTAGGGGCACCCGTAGGAGTCATTTCGGTGGGCTCCCAGCCTCGATCCATGAGAACCTTAGCAATGTGTTGGCGACTATTGGGGTTAAAGGTCACCTCTTCATACTGAGGGTACGGGACACCTGCCTTAATGCCACGCTTAGTGTTATCTCGCTTGTAGACCTTGTCTCCCTTATAGACAGTCCAAGAACCACCTTTTGAAACAAGGTTCTCATAAAGAACTTGTCGCTTACCTGCCAATTCGGAATAGAGTTTGATTGCTTGATCTTTATCAAAGACAAACCCATTGCGTTCTTGCTTAGCCATCACCCAAGCAATGTCATGCTCAAGTTGGATAGCCTTCAGGGGATACCCCTTAGCCATCAGCTTATTGAAGAGCTTAAGGGTAACCACAACGTCCTGCTTGT